ATAGCAGAGAACTGCGGTTTATTTAAACATAAGCTATGGGAAAGAGATATACCGTACGATGTATATCCACCAACAATGATTAAAAAGTTTGGTTGTGGAAAAGGCAATGCAAATAAAGAATTAATGATTGAAGCATTTGAAAAAGAAAATTCTATTGACATTCGCGAAAAATGTGGTATAATAACAAAATCGTGGAATCCTATTACTGATATCGTAGATGCCTACTATATTTGTAAATACGGTTTCACTCAACTTAAAGAGAAGAAAGATGATAGTAATATTTAACGGACCTCCAGCTTCAGGTAAAGATGAAGCAGCCAGTTTATATAAAGAAAAATACGGATTTGGTAATCTGTCTTTTAAGTATCAATTATTTAAAGAAACAATTAAACACTTTGATGTTGATAAAAGATGGTTCATGGAAGGATATAAAGATAGATCACAAAAGGAAAAAGCTGAGTTTGCCTTACAAGGTATGTCAAGGCGTGAAGCAATGATTCATGTATCAGAAGATGTTATTAAACCAAAGAAAGGATTAGATTATTTTGGTAAGTCAGTTGCTGAAGAAATCATCGGCAGTAATAACTATGCTTTGGCAGATGGTGGATTTGTTGAAGAACTTGAACCTATTATTAAAAAGGTTGGTGCAGAGAATATTGTCATCGTTCAATTAACAAGAGAAGGTTGTGACTATTCATCTGATTCACGCAAATACTTTAATGGAAATTTAATTAAAGAATGGACAATAGGACAAATCACGCCTGTAGATAGAATGTATGTTCTTGATGAAAAGATGGATATAAAAACATACCGCTTACATAACAATGGTTCACTGCATAATTTACATGATGCATTGGATTCTATTCATAATGAGATTTTTAATGTTGACACTGACGGACAAATTACAGAAAATACCAACACCTAATATAATAAATCTTAAAACTTGTAAAGACCGAAAGGAATGGACCGAGTCTGAATTTTTACGTTTAGGTGTTAGTGATATTAGAGTACATTCATATGATCGTTATGAAGAAGGAGTTTCTATTCCTTTTTTCGGTGATCCTAGTATTGTTGACCAAACAACTAAAGGTGTTACATCAAGTCATTTATTAACAATTAAATGGTGGTATGAAAATACTAACGAAGATTATGGATTATTCTTTGAAGACGATCTTGACTATCAAACAGTTCAATATTGGAATTTTACTTTAGAAGAATATATTGATAAGTGTTCAGAACATGATTGGGGAGCCTTACATCTTTGTAATGTATTTGAGTATCCTTGGGATAATCGTAATGAATACATTCCAATGGTTCCTAGACGAAGAGAACTATGGGATCATGGTTTACAAGCATATGCTTTAAAAAGAGACTATGCAAGAAAGATAGTAGAATACTACTTTGGTGATTTTGAAGATAAGATACATTATCGTATGCCTTTAGGATCAGCAATAACAACAGAGAATAATATATTACATGGGTTTGGATTAGTGATTTCTTTTCCTTTATTCAATCACAACGTAACGGACTTTAGGTCTAAGAATATATATTATTATAACGAACAGGCAAGCTCTGCCTTTTACTCATACGAGTTCTTACGGGATTGGTGGGAAAAGAAAGGAGCTTGGTTATCGCTTGATGGCATATTTGAAGGTGAGAGCGAAAAAAATAAAATTTATGGAGAATTATAAAAATGAGTTGCATATATAAAGGTGAAGTTGTAGAATCAGAATTGTCTGTCAATAGTAAAGGCGGTACTGAAATGATGAGACAACGTTTAATTGATAACATGGATAAAGAAGTACTTTCTAAAGTGGCAGTACATTTATCAAGACCAAGAGAATTATACGAAGATGTACCAAATATCCTTTGGTGCCATGATCTAGCTGAAGACCCAGAAAATAAAGTATTACGAGATGGCGGATGGCAAAAGTTTGCTCATATCGTATTCGTTAGTGCATGGCAGAGAGATCAATATGTTGTAAGATACGGTATTCCATATTCAAGATGTTCTGTTATTAATAACGCAATCGAAAAGAAATACCAACCTGTAGAAAAAGATATGGAAACTATTAGGTTTGTATATCATACAACTCCGCATCGTGGACTGGAATTACTTGTTCCTGTATTTGAAGCATTATGTAAAGCACATGATAATATTCATCTTGATGTTTATTCAGGTTATGAAATTTATGGTTGGGAACAACGTAACGAAGCTTATAAGGGTTTATTTGAAAGAATTGAAGGTCATGAAAAAATGTCTTATCATGGAGTCAAATCAAACGAAGAAGTATTAGAAGCTTTAGATAAGTCTCATATCTTTTTATATCCAAATACATGGAAAGAAACATCGTGTATTGCTCTTATAGAGGCAATCAAATCTCAGATGATTTGTATACATCCTAACTACGGAGCACTACCTGAGACCGCTTCTAATGCAACGATTATGTATGATTTTAACGAAGATCCAAATGCTCATGCTAATTTTGCATACGCAGTCACAAATCAAATCTTAAATCAGATGAAGGCGGATCCAAAGTACTTCTATGGATTTACTTACTCTGATAGATTTAACCTAGCCAGAAATTCTGTTGCTAGTTTCTCCACAATGTGGAATACAATTTTAAGGAACATAGGTGATGCCATCCAAGGATAATGTAATTGAGTTTCCCAGGCTTTATTCAAACGTACCAAACTCTGCTGCAGAAGTAGGAGAAAAGATACGAGATTACAAAGAATCATATTCATCTGAATTAGCAGAAATTATATGGGAAAACCTTTTAGGCGAAATGTCACGTGCAGGTTGTAATTTAGAAGATGATATTGAATTATACTTTCCAAGTATGATATTAATTTTTGAATCTATTCGTTCTCTACATTTAATGACAATGGGAGTAGATCACGAATTACAAGAATTTGCTGAAAATCATGTATTCGTAGCAGAAGGTGGCCCTGGAGCCATGACAGGCGGATATGTAAAAAATATTGAAGAAACCATTGACAATGACGAAGAAATAGATTAAAATAGTCTAACAAATTAAATTAATGGAAATATTATGATACTAGTTGACTATAACCAAGTTATGCTTGCGTCACTGTTCGCAGGCATTGGTAATCACACAAACATGGAGGTAGATGAAAATCTGCTTCGACACATGTTCTTAAACTCAATCCGATTCAATCGTAAAAAGTTTACCGAAGAATACGGTGAAGTTGTTTTATGTTGTGATAACACTAATGTATGGAGAAAAGATTACTATCCATATTATAAAGCAAATCGTAAAAAGAATCGCGATGAATCAGATTTAGATTGGAATGCGTTGTTTGATGTTATTCATCAAATCCGTAGAGAGATCGAAGAGTTCTTTCCATACAAGGTAGTATATGTTGATCGTTGTGAAGCTGATGACATTATCGCAACACTATGTATGGAGAATGGAACTGAACTGAATACAGGTTCAGAAAAGATTCTGATTCTATCAGGAGATAAGGACTTTATTCAATTACAAAAATATGCAAATGTAGATCAGTATAATCCTGTCCTAAAGAAATGGGTAAGACATGCTAATCCTGTTCAGTATATTACAGAACACGTTCTAAAAGGTGACACTGGTGATGGAGTTCCAAACATTCTTTCAGCAGACAATTGTTTAGCAGTTGGTGATAGACAAAAACCAATGACTAAGAAAAGAATTGAAATGTATAGTAAATCACCAGAAGAAATGGACGAAGAAACAAAACTAAGGTTTAATCGTAATAAGCAAATGATTGACCTTACAATGATACCTCAATTATATCAAGACAATATAATGGAGGCTTATAATAACCAAGAAGAAGTTGGCCGTGCTCAACTGTTTAACTACTTCGTAAAAAAGAAGCTGAAAAATTTGATTTCAGACTTACAGGATTTTTAAAATGGCACACAGAGAATCAATAGCAAATGTCTTACTAAACGCAGGTAAAGAAAAATCTGTTAAAGGTAAGATAGCATATTTAACTGAAAATGGAAACGACAGCGTACCTCTAAGAATTATCTTACGTTTAATCTATGATGAAACAATAGAGTTTTTAGTACCTGATTCGGCACCTCCATTTAAACCAAACCAATTAGACGATTTAGATACAATGCTATATCGTGAAGCAAGACGAATGAAAATATTCTTTAACGGTGGTGGATACGAAGGTCTCAACCAAATGAAAAGAGAATCATTGTTTATTCAGTTGCTTGAAGATTTGGATGCTGGTGATGCAAGTTTACTAGCAAACAATGTAATAAGTCATACACCTATTAAAGGTTTGACTAAGAAAACAGTAGAAGCAGCTTTTCCTGAGTTGTTCTCTGCTCCTATGGACATGCGATAGAAGGAATAGTATCATGGCGAAGCGGTATAACCAATTCCGTGACTCCGGTTGGAACGAACACAAGAAAGAAGAAAAGAGTAAAGAAAAAGTAAAGAAAACTCGTAGATCTAACGAAAGAAAGATTAAACTGTCAGAGAAACATAAGTTTTTATCATAAAACTATTGACATTAGCAGCGTTCTTTGTTATAATATATCTGTAAAATTAAATTAACGGAGAAAATATGGATCACAGAGCAGAAAAATTGATCCTTGTAGATTGTGACGGCGTACTACTTGATTGGAAGTATGCATTCTATAAGTATATGAACGAAAACGGATACACCGTGATTGAAGAAGGTGTATATGACGTAGCACAAACCTTTGGTATTACAAAGGAACAATCAAGACAACTTGTAAGACAGTTTAACGAGTCTGCAAGAATAGGATTTTTACCAGGCTTAAGGGATGCCATTAAATATGTCAAGAAACTCCATAGTGAAGGTTATGTTTTTCATTGTATTACTAGTCTCAGTACTGATTACTATGCCGGCAAACTAAGAGAACAAAATCTCGAAAGATTGTTTGGTAAAGATGTATTTGAGAGAGTGGTATGTTTGGACTGCGGAGCCGATAAGGACGACGGTCTATTACCTTATAAAGATAGTGGATGTATTTGGGTTGAAGATAAACCTTCTAATGCTGAATGCGGACTCGATATGGGACTTAGATCCTTTCTAATTGAACATGACTTTAACAAAGATTACGAAAATAATAATTTAGTAAAAGTTAAGAATTGGAAAGAAATCTACGAGTCAATCGTATAAATACTATTATGGATTATAAGATTGGAATCTAATGCCTACATATACTTTTGAAGACACAAACACTGGTGAACAATTCGAGAAGTTCATGTCTATGAGCTCAGTCGACCAGTTCAAGAAAGACAACCCCCATTTGAAATCAATCATCACTAGCGGACAACCCGTGATTGAGTCCGCGCGCCTTGGAAGGATGAAACCTGACCAAGGTTTTCGCGATATACTTACATCAATGAAAAATAATAAATCATACACTGGAAACAAAATTAACGATTGGAAGTAATCTTCAGATCGCTTCCTTGTTAATGCAAAGGAGGTTTTATGTCAAGACAACGTCGTTTATCACCGAAGGAGAAAAGGAAGATTAAGCAGAAAAATGGACAACGCATGGATAGTAAATTTTCCATGAATCATATTTCGCCATTGACTCCAACTCAAGAGGATTTTTTCGACAGTTATAATGCTGGGTATAATATTGCTGCAATTGGAACAGCAGGCACAGGAAAAACAATGTGCGGATTATATCTTGGTCTATGTGATATTTTAGATGATGATATGTATGACCAAGTAATAATCGTTCGTTCAGCAGTACAGACAAGAGAGCAAGGTTTTATGCCAGGCACTCAGGCTCAAAAAGAAGCCGTCTACGCAGTACCCTACGCAGATATTACTAACAACTTATTCGGCAGAGGAGATGCTTGGGAAATACTCAAACAAAAATGCTCGGTTAAGTTTATGACATCATCATTCGTTAGAGGATTAACATTTGATAACTCTATCATAATTGTAGATGAATGTCAAAGTATGACTTACCACGAACTCGATAGTATTATTACACGAGTCGGAGATTCGTCAAAAATTATATTCTGCGGTGATACAGCACAAGATGATCTTGCCGGAACTAGACACAAACACGATACATCAGGACTACGCGATTTTCTCAAAGTAATCCAAAGAATGGATCATTCTTTCAAAGTAATTCAATTTGGAATTGAAGACATTGTTAGAAGTGGCTTAGTAAAAGAATACATTATAGCAAAGGAGAGAACAGAAATCAAGCCGTCTCTGGTGGCTTAAATCCGAAGGGGACCTTCGGGTCCCTTTCAACTCAAAGGAATATATTATGAAATTATTTGAACATAACGCAGAGGCACCAGTCCTCCCAAAATTAACAAGAGCATCAGTTGATGGTAAACGTATATACCAAACTCCAACTGGTGAAGGTTATCCATCTGTCACGACAGTACTAGGAATCCTTGGTAAAGAATCTTTAATGGCATGGCGTAAGCGTGTTGGAGAAGAAGAAGCCAATCGTATTTCAACACAAGCTGCACGTCGTGGTACAGCAGTTCATAAACTCTGTGAAGATTATTTGGATAACGATCCCGACTTTTCAAAAAAGCATATGCCTTCTAATGTACATATGTTTAATACAATGAAACCAATTCTTGATGCTAATATAAATAATATTTGGTACCAGGAGTGTTTTCTATACTCTGACGAACTTCAAACCGCTGGGCAAGTAGATTGCATTGGCGAATGGAATGGAGAGTTAGCAGTAATTGATTTTAAAACATCAAGAAAGCCAAAGAAAGAAGAATGGATTCTGAATTATTATATGCAGGTTGCATTCTATGCAAAAGCTTTCGAAGATATGACAGGAGTACCAATTAAAAAGGGCGTTGTGTTTATAGGTGTTGACGGAAACGATCCACAAACATTCGAATTTAACACAGCGGATTATTTAGACCACTTTACTGCGGTAAGGGAAACTTATAAAGAGCTGTATGAAAAAGATAAGGTACATAATATCGGATAGTGACATGGGTGTCTTCTTAGGTACCTATAATGGATATGATCTTGGAATTGAAGAGGATAGCAGAATCTATGCATGTTTTGCTGCGAATAATCCATTTGGCTTAACAACTGCATGTTCCTTTAAAACTGATAGAGCAGCTCACACGTTTATGGCTGATATGTTTCCTCCAAAGAAACTACGAAGGCTTACAACTAAACAAGTAGAGTGTGATTCAGAATTTCCGACGGTAGTTGATATTATTAAAGCTGGCCATGCGGAAGATACATTTGATATGATAGATGGATTAGTTGCTGAAGGAAGTCAACAAATCCATTGACATTCAACTCCAAATAGTATACAATTATATTTATGAATGATAAACAGTTAGTACAAGAAGCATTGATGTTGGCTATCAAAGCCCACGATGGACAAAGACGGAAATACACCGGTGATCCATACTCTATACATCCTATTGCTGTATCAAAAATAATAGAGACGGTTGAACATACACCAGAAATGGTAGCGGCTGCATTATTACATGATGTTGTTGAAGATACTCCGATTACTCTTTCAAACATAAAGGAACAGTTCGGTGCGACCGTTGCTGAGTACGTTCACTTTTGTTCTAACGTCTCCGAGCAAGGAGATGGAAACCGTGCGTTTCGTAAAAAGATGGACGCAGATCATTTTGCATTAGGTCCTCCTGAGTCTCAGACAATAAAGGTGGCAGACTTAATGCATAACAGTATGTCAATTATACCTAATGATCCAAAGTTCTTCCACAAAGCATTTAAGCACGAAAAGCAGTACTTGTTGGATGTTCTAACTTCAGCAGATGCTATTCTCAAAGGTCAAGCGCAATCGATGCTTGACGATGCATGGAATCCGGCTTAATCGTCGGATTTCTTCCATATAACCTCCAGTTCTATCCATATTCCTTATTGATCTAAAAAAGTTAGTTTATTTTCATAAAAACTATTGACATTCTTTATGAAACCGTTTATAATGGTTGTATAAATTAAATTAATGGAGAAACAATATGGGAACTAAATTTAACAAAGAAGAATTTACTTGGGACGGAATGTACCTAATGTATCGTGGAGAATTTCCAGGAGCTCCGTTAATGAACGAAGTTCACCCTAACTGCCATCCTTCATGGATCGGTAAAGTCAAACCTAATTTCATCGCAAGATTCAAGTACGGCTCAAAGCCTTGGAAATCTTGGGTCAACTGTATTGTAGATAACTACACTGTTGAAGACTACCTTGCGGTTTCAAAA